CTTGGGTTTGTATTGATAACCGGGATACCCTTAAATCCGAATGGAAGCATATCCTTTGGAATACAGGAATCACGACCATCAATTTGTGGATTCATTATCACTCTAACTGTTGCACTACGGTTAGGGTACTTACCGGATATTACCAAACGACGTTCATCATCATCTTCGGCGTCAAAATCATATGTTACCTTGTAGTCACCAATCTGTCTAGCAACATATCGATCACTATCAGGATCTAAATTACACTCAGGATATGACTCAATCACTTCCTTGTCTAAATCAGTATCCTTGAATCTACGAATTTGAACTTCGAACGTTCCATATTCATAGTTTGGATCAGTGCTAGCGCGTAGATTACTAATGGATGCCTTAAATTTATCATTTGGATAAGATCCATCATCCAGAGCTTCTAGGCGAAACAAATCATATTCTGTCGCACCGTATGGTTGCGATACGAACATGGGTGTTGTTGCAGTCTTATATCGGGTATCAAAGCGTCCAAATAACTGTAGCCACTCAGATTGAAGAGTACCTAACGTCGACTCTACATCAGTAAGCGCGCCAGTATTGTCTTGACGGCCGCGGACTAACGTTATACTATCGGGCATGGCTTCTGGGGTTGAATCCATTAAACCGTCGGATGGTACACCATCAGTATCTAAGTTTTCTGAAAATTGACGACCTGCCATGGCAAGCTCATCTTCAACAGCATAGTCACACCATAATACGTGCTCATATTCCTGAAATCGGGCTGGATCTGTATTTAAGATCTTTCCAATATATGCAGGAGAAGTTGGGTTTAATGAAGCAGACAGAATTCTTAATCCTGGTAGATTATCATCTAAGCCAAAATCAGCTCCAGCAGAAGATGAAAGGACTAACTTGAATATCCCATCGTCATTTGGGCTAATTTGCTGATCATTTAGTTCACCTTGGTCGCAGAGTCCGGGGATGGCTACATCACCAGCAATAATCAATCTAGAACCGGATGCCATCATAATACTGGCACGAACCAGGTCGACAGTTCCTAATGCTGTATTTGCAAAAGAATCATTATCAGTAAAGACTGGAAACCCTTCTGATTCTCGTGATCTTATAGTATGTGTGGCAACCAAAAACTGCATGCCACCCTGTAAGTCATCCGCGGAGGCATCCTCGTCGGGCATACTAGCATGAGCATTTGCACCCTCACCAGATAATGCTGTATCCATACCGTCATTTACCTGTACGGCAAATCCGGCATTCTTTACGATATTGAATGTCTCAGTATTACTAATCTCGGTGCCTGACTCATTCGACCCTGCACCAAGTACACGCATGTACGTTACTGCCTTACGATGCTTCAGGAACTCTCTGACCGCATAGGGGCCAAAGCGGGCTGGATCAAGGCCACCAAATTTTGTTTCGAAGTCCGCGAAAGATCCTACAGTCACTGGCACGAAGGCCGGCCCTCTTAATGCAGTCCCGATAACTCCTGCAGGGGTGCCCGTTGGCGATTGTTTTCTCGCGGATAAGTCTATTTCCTGTTCAAAAAATCCAGGTGATCGGAATGTCTGTTCGGCCATTAGAAGATTCTCCTTGGACTTGTGTCACTCTTTACTAAGTATTGGGTACGAAACCAAACTTCTTGATTATCACGTGCTCGTAGCATTAAATTTCCCCTAAGTCTTTGGTGAGTCCCTCTCTATAAACGGTCTCACCTTTTCGTTGATTTCTAGATTTAACTCTCACAACTTTTGTTACCTTTTTTCCAGTGAATGGATCATACGAAATTCTCAACATTTGTTGGACTCCGCCGCTAGCCTTAAAACCCCCAACAGCAGCCTCAATCTTTTCCGGAGGAGCTGCCCCCCGCTTTGATTTCATACTGCTTGGCCTATTGTCAACTGCTGCCTCAGAGGCACCTGGTTGATCAACGCCGGCAATCCTAAGTGTTGATGCCACTCCATCAGCTCCTATCGCTTGGCCGGGTAGGGGTTCATCTGCTAATGCAAAATCATTTAATATATATGAATTTACATCCGAAGATGCCACTCCGCCCTGCACTGGATCCACAGGAACTCCTGATGTTTGTGTCGACGCAAAAGCAATCTCAGGCGCAGAAACATACATTCGGAGAGCATTAGATGAACCTGGAAAGTCTGGAACGACCAGATATCCAGGTACTTTAATATTGAAACTAAGTTTAACTAGTCTCTCTTCGTCTGTGAAGTCATCATAATTTGTTCCCGGTGTAATCGCAGAATCAACTGTCGCAACGAACCAATAACCCTTTTCTGTCTCAATTCTAAATTGACGAGCATGATTATTATGGTATGTTGATAACATTGCCGACAGCATATCATTAATCTGTTGGGTATACTGGGCCCAAAACGTGACTTCATAGTTGGTAGTGAAAAACTTAACCGGAGGCATCTCGATAATCTCGAATATATTTGCACCTAGCTTCGCTTTTACATGTTGACCAGACCTTGTATCTTCATCTGGCATATGGTCAACCCTGCGGGTTGCTAATGTTCCATCGTTAGTACCTTCACCATTATCGCCAGCTATATGACTCGGGTGATCAGCACTATCTTGAAATTTTAATTTTCTCTTATTAAGTAATCGCTGGTATTTTGGGTCATCCTTATTTAGCTTTTTCTTTATAATAGCTGGACCACCTTGGCCTGGACCCATTCCGGTATCCGGAGTTTGATTAATCTCTGTTCTCATAATCGATACTAGCGGAAGTATTAAGGCACCGGACTTATCTCGAAGTGGCTTCTTTCTTCGAAGCACCGCAAAACGTTCACCAGTAGCAAAAATAACTGGAATTCGAGTTGTATTATTATCGAACTCATAAAATAAGGGAATATCCTTATTGAATAAATTGAAAAGGGCTCGATCCACATCCTCAATGCTACATGATGGAAGAAATTCATCAACAGCGACATTCTGGCCTTCATGGCCAAGTCCCCTTGAAACCTTATCTGCTTTTATTTTATCTAATCTAGTCGACATAATTCACCTATTCGTCTCCGTAGAATGCAGAATCAGTTGTGGAGGTCTGGCCTTTCGAGGACACCTCCTGTGGGGCGCTAATCGGCTCCTCTAGTTTGCCATCCTCTTGCAGCTGGCGTATGTCACCAGTCTTCCCTAAGCTATTCTCCTCAAACCCTCGTTGCTGTACGAAGGTATCTTGCACAGCATCCGGTTCATCAACAGCTTCTGACGTTGGCCCGAGCGGCTTGACATTAATTTGACCTTGGCGAGCTTGCTTACCGACTAGCTTATATCCAGTCTGGTGTTCAACCTGACCGTATACATTCTTATCAGCAACGACTGACGTTATTTCGAACAATAACTGTCCATAGCTAAAGAAATCACCAGTTTGCACTTCAAAATCCTTGTCTAATAAGTCACGCGCGTGCAGGTACACCTCAATCTTGGATGATTCTTCCGAACCAAACCGGGTTGTCTTAAACGTCTCTGGTTGCCATTCAATCAAAGCGTCTAATTCAACAGGGGGATTGAACACCTTATCAGGTGCTTCTTCATATACATCATGCACGTTCGTCAAATCTTCCCGAATTTTGTAATAGAATATCTTTTGGCCTATTACATCCTTCGTGATCTCCTTTGTTAGATCCGATATATAGTCAATCTCTCTTGGTGTTACAAAAAGTCGTGCCATTCCCTAATTCCTATCCTACAATAATTGCTTTCCCACCAGGGACAGGCATATGACTTAAAATCTTACGCATATTCTCTACAGTCGCAGCTTCATCTTCAATCATCTTACTGTATGTTAATCCAGCCAGCAATTCTTTTAGCTGCTCTTGCATTTGCGTCTTCTCTTCGCGGCCTTGGGTTACCAAGTCCGAGCCATTAAGTTGCAAGTCCCCACCTGGGATGGGAACAGAACCAAACTTTGAACGAACTAAACCTAATAACTCTTTTGACAACGCTAAACAATATTGACGAATCCATTGCCGACCCATAGAGTTAATCTTATCAAATGCAAGGTTCCCATAAGGAACGTTTGATAGATTGCTTACGCCGTATATGGAATCATCCTGAATGTCAGGATTAAATGGATCTGGACTAAACGCAACATGTACCCATAGTTTTCTAGGATTGTCAGACGTCGGCGTCGGAAAAATCCTAATTTTAGAGCCAGCTGTCCGATATGAATAATTGGACCTTCTAACTCGATTTGATAATTTCATTTGACCCGCGCGTAAGACATCCTCAAAAATTGGTAGAACATAGAAAACTGTTTCCGGAGTAAATGACTCAAACGAAAACTCATTATTCAAGTAATTAATTGCAGAGGTTGTATCAAAGAAGCGGTATTGAGCTTGAGGAGAGTAATGACATATCTCCATAATCTTCATCTTGGTCTTAGGATCACCGTCAGGGGATTGCAAACTAAATAGTGTGTCACCATCCTCATTCACCAGATCAGTGTACATATCATAGTCTTGTTGGCCTGTTATCAATTGAATTGATCCTGAGTGGTGGTTATATGAGCCACCTATGCCGGCATCATGTGCATAAGGTGCAGCACGGCGAAGCATGAACTCAAGATTTTCCATCGGAAATGTTTGCTCTTTTCCAGATGGGCCAGTGTACAACGTCTTA